TGAGCACAAGGTATACTATGAGGGGCATACCAGTGAGAAATACGGTCACATTGACCACTATGTGGTTATGGAAGGCCGGGGTGCGGCATCCGTTGAGTTTGGTCATTTCACCAAGAATGGCAAGTGGGTCATGGGTCTTTACATCCTGACCATTGCCTCTGGAATGTTTGGTTAGAGGGTTCGTATGGTAGTACGCAAGATGCCTCGAATCCAGGATGTGTTGCTGCCGATCCTGAAGGCTGGTCTTCCAGGGGTTCAGGTAGTATCCTGGGTCCCTGACGTGGAAGACCGACAGTTTCCCATCCTGAATGTAAGGCGTCTAGGTGGACTGCCAGAGGATGTGAATCTCCTAGATAAGCCAGTAGTAGAAATCACCGCGTTCTCTGACGACAGTCTAGCCGCATGTGAGAATTTGCTACTAGACGCCCGACAGGTTATCTACGATGCCTGGAAGGCCCAGACTGTAGTTCCCACCAAGGGACACATCAGTTCGTATTTTGAAACCCTAGGCCCTACACAGTTCGACTCCACGATTGACGACACGTGGCGGGTACAGATGTTGGTGCAGCTAGGGCTACGACCACCAAGGAATTAAGGAGTTAGCCCTAAATGGCACTCAATGACAACGCGGTACTTACTCCTGCGGTAGGTTACATCTACGTAGCCGCAGTAGACACCGCTTCCCCTACACCTGCTCAGATCGAGGCGTTTGATCCTGATACAGGTCTTGTCGGATGGACTCAGCTAGGCCACACGTCACGTGACGACCTCCCGGTATTCGGGTTTGATGGTGGCGACACTGAGACCCGAGGTTCATGGCAGAATGCGTCGCTTAAGCGAGTGACAACAGAGGTTGCACAGGACTTCGTAACCTTCAACGCGCTTCAGCTTGACGAGACAATCCTGTCCTACTACTACGGTGTTACTAACCCTGGCACGACTGTCGGTAAGTTTGACGTTCTTGATGCTGCGACTACAGGTATCGAGACGGCTCTAGTGATTGTCGTGGTGGATGGTACTGCCACAATTGGTTTCCATGCGTCTAAGGTTTCAATGGGTCGTGAGGACTCTATTGAGCTGGCCATTGACGAGTTTGTATCTGTGCCTCTTCGTGCTTCTATCCTGAAGTCTGGCACTAACCCACTCTTCTCATGGCTGTCTTACGACACTGGTGTAAACCTTACGTAATCGTAAGTGCTTGAGGGGGTGTAGTTCCTGGCGGACCCTGCTACACCTCCTCTTTTTATTTGTCTAAGGGTCCAATCAAACTTGAAGGGTTCGCCATGTCCAACGAATTTACGCTTAACGATCTGAATGCAGCACTAGAAAAGAAGTACGGCCCGTTTGTATTCACGGCTGGTCGAGAGAAGTTTGTCCTACGTCAGCCCCTACGCCTGTCTCAGGAGGCTCGTGCGGTAGTCAAGGCACAGCTTCAGGTACTGGAAGCCAACAGCGATGAGCTGACCGAGGACGAAGTCAAGGCCATCTTCAAGGCTGTTATTGAGAACATCATTGAAGGAGACAAGGCAGATCGTCTTTTTGATGTACTCGACCATGACCTGGTAAAGATCACCATTCTATTCGAACAGTGGGTGGCGAGTACTCAGGCGGGGGAAGCCTAATCCTTGCCAGTCTTATCGACAAGGCTGGTGAGGCTATATTCCAGGATCTTCAGGAGGTCTACAGAGTCAATCTGTTCCATGCGATCAGAGACGATGTACCCCCTGTAGAAATCATCCTACTTATCCGTGGACTGGGTATGGGATCTAGGTTCTCAGCTGCATTGCAGAATAACCCAGAAGCGGTTGGGTGGGACGCGTTGACATACCAAATCGCTACACTGATTGACGCAGTAAACTACACGACCTACGCGGTTATTGCGGCTAACTCCAAGCGAAAGCCAAAGGAACCTAAGCCAGCATACAGGCCAAAGAAGGAACGTAAGGTCCAAAACGCATTCGCGACACAACTTAAGTTGGCCAAAGAACGAAAGGCTAGGGGAGGTTAACCCATGGCAAAGGGGCCAGGTGGCTTCTCTGTAGGCCGCGTATCAATCCAGGTAGTTCCTGATACATCAAAGTTCCGTGAGAAGCTACTCACAGAACTGAAGAAGGCAGTTAAGGGGATCAAGGTTGAGATCCCTGTAGATCTAGACGCAGCCAAGGCTGTCACACAGCTTAAGGCACTTGATACCATCCTCAAGAAGCTTGATGGCAGGAATATCAACATTGGGGCTAACTTCACTGCCGATGGCGATCTAGACAGGATCTCTAAGGACCTATCTAAGATTGGTAAGTCCGCCTCACAGGCTTCTGAAGGGTTCTCATCCTTCGGCCGTACTGGCTTTATCGTCTTGGGTGTAGTTCTTCTTCTCGCACCTGCTCTGGCCCTAATTGCCACACTAATTGCAGGGCTCCCCTCCCTGCTGTTTGCATTCAGTGGTGCAGCTTTGGCTGTGGCACTAGGGTTTGAGGGACTGAAGAAGGCGGCTAAGGGGTTTGCCCCGACCATTGACCGGTTGAAGGCCAGTCTTTCCGCCAACTTCGAGAAGAATCTCACAAAGCCCTTCATTGAGCTGAACAAGATTGCCCCTGTACTGGACAAGGGTCTGAACTCTATTGCCACATCAATCAGTGGGATCATTTCTGATCTGATCAAGTTTGTTACCACTGGCCAGGGTATGGCTCAGGTAAATGACATCCTTCAGAACACGGCTAAGTTCTTCCAGGCTCTAAGGCCTGCTTTTTCTGATGGATTTGCGGCTATCATGCTGCTTGCCTCCGAAGCATCCTTCCTGTTCACAGAGCTGGCTCAGACCTTCAACAGGTTTGCAGCTGGGTTCCGTGATGTGGTAGGTGAAGTAACCGGTAACGGTGTCCTTGAGTCGGCTCTCAGGAATCTAAACCTAGTCCTTGATGCACTTCTGGGCTCGTTCAATCAGTTCTTCAAGGCTGGTCTTGAGGCCATGGGTATCTTGGGTGGCCCCCTCACAGTCTTTATCGATGGGTTCACCAAGGCATTCGTTGCCCTGATGCCGATCCTGACTGCGGTCAGCAAGCTTGTCTTTGACGTACTTGGTGAAGCACTCAGGCAGTTGGCTCCTATCTTCAAGGCGCTATCACCTGTCATTGAAACTCTAGGGCAGCTGCTAGGTCAGATCTTGGTGGGAGCCCTCAAGGCGCTTGGCCCACTGCTGACCATTGTGGCAACCATCCTGAATGATGTGCTACTCAGGGCGTTGTCGGCCATTTCGCCATTCATTCAGCCCTTCATCGACTTCATCACGAGGCTTGCTCAGCTGGTCGGTGACTTCCTGGTCGTGGCGTTCCAGGAGCTTACTCCGTTCCTGAACCAGTTCCTGAAGTTCATCACAGATGTGCTCATTGCCATCACGCCACTGCTGCCATTGTTGATTGAGTTCGCCACTGGTGTTCTCAAGTCACTGGCTGATGTGCTGAAGGCACTGGGTCCTCAGTTGGTAGAAACCGGCCAGGATCTATTCCCGAAGTTGCTGACTGTAATCAAGGACCTAGTACCCCTGGTGACTGCGCTGATTGAGGCATTCATTGCGGTACTACCAGTGATTACTGAGCTGGCCATCTTCATCCTTGATCTGGTTGTTCCGGCCATGCAGAGTATGCATCAGACTATTTCTGAGGTTTGGCCGTCCATCAAGCAGATCATTGAAGGTGCTATCACCCAGATCCAGGGAATCCTGAATGTCATCCTTGGGTTGATCAATGGTGACTGGGAACGAGTTTGGACCGGAATGGGCCAGATTCTTGAAGGTGCTTGGACTGCATTCAAGGGTGTCGTAAAGACGGGTATCGCACTTATCCTTGACTTGTTCATCGCGATGCCTGTACGAATCCTAAACGCCTTGGTTGGCCTCCCGTCAAGCTTGGCTAGTTCAGGTAGGGCTATGATGCAGGGTCTGATCGATGGCATCAAGTCGATGGCTGGTGCAGTTGTAAGCGCGGCACTTGGCGTTGTGGGACAGGTACGAGACCTACTGCCATTCTCTCCTGCCAAGACAGGACCGTTCTCAGGTAAGGGTTACACACTCTACTCAGGTATGGCTTTGATGGAAGATTGGGCTAAGGGTATCGAAAAGGGTACTCCAAAGGCTGTGTCTGCCATTGACGAGGCTATGTCGGCTACTCAGAACGGGTTCGACATCAACGCTGCGGTTACTTCTGAAGGATTTGGTGACCTACAGGGTCAGATTATGACAGCCATGTCAGGCTGGGAAGTGGTTATCGATGCAAACGGCATCACCAAGTTGGTAAACAAGACTAATCAGAGGAATACACGGAGGTAACAATGGCTACGACCTGGTATCTGGGTCCACCTGGTGACCTCCGTGCCCTCGTGTGCCCAGAGCGAGATATCGACATCACTGAACTACGGTTTGGTGGTGTTCACCAGAGTCTGGGGGGTGCTCGCACCATGGATGTGACCGGCATCAAGAAGCAGTATCAGTTCAACTGGCGCTTTCTTGACCCAGAGGACTACCAGTGGCTGCGAGCGCTCCATACAAGGCTGATTCCAGGGCCTCACAGGCTGATTGACCCCCTGCTGAAGAATAGGCTGTCTCTGGGCGCCTCAAATGGCAATCTGGCCCCCCACAAGTATGCATTCTACTCAGTCACTGCTGGGTTGCTGACCAATCAGCTGGACTACCCTACAGGTGTACTGGGCCAGAGGTCGGTGAGGTGGTCAGACCGTACTGCTTCAAGTCTGATGAGGTTGGATATCGACAAGGGTACCGATGTGTTCCCCTTGGAGACTGTAACTCACAGCCTATACATGAAGGGGGCATCTTCCGTATCAGTGGATGTATTCATTGCCTGGTACGATAAGAACTTCGCCTTCCTGAGCAACTCTTCCGCTACTACGCATTCTGTGACTACGTCATGGGCTAGGTATTCAGCAAGTAAGACAGCTCCTACC